TGCACCTGCCCCTATTTCGCCGCATTCAAGAGCGCCGCTAAAAGCGTCACAGCAATCTGGCGCGAAATAGGCAACCCTTGCTGGGCGTTTGAGACCGACATCCCCCACGAAACCTTCACGATTTTCGAGGACGGGGAGGCGTTCTGCATCGGGATCGTGTTCAGCATGGAGGACGTCAAAAAATGATCGACCGGGCGGATTGCCCAATGAGGCACGAAAGCGGGAACTGTTCGCCCGTTGGCGGATTTTGCACGGCGGTCAATGATCCGATTTGCGAGGCCGTCCACGCAGCCTATGACGCAGGAACCTACGACGCGAATTTGAGGGCATCCAAGGCGCTCGACACAGCGGCGCAGCTCTTGGCGGGGTGCGGGTATTGTACGCATTATCCGGGGTATACATGCGACAAAGGATTTTCAACCCCCGGAGTGTGCGAGGCGTGCATAAAGAAATATTTGTTTGAACAGGCGAACAAGAACAATCAGTAACGCCGGAACCGGCGGAGGGAGTGACAGACATGACAGCAGCGTTACAGGAGGCCCGCGCGGCGCTTTTGGAGGCGTTCCCGGGCAGCTTTATCAATGAGCGGGACGAATTTATTGCACACCCGCGGACGAATCAGTATATCATCCTCAAAGATTGCAAGACCCCGGAGGACATCGAGGCGAAGGTCCTGGAATGGTTTTCCCGGCCGGCGTTTAAGACCGAACCATACTCGCAGGCGTGGAGAAATCGGAAATTTCAAGCGTTCATGCGGGAGGGGGTCAACAATTTCCTCGACGCCGATTTCAGCCGGGACGACATGGCGGTCATTTACGACCGGCTCGGAAACAGAATCCACCACGACCTGACAATGGAGTTTATCGCCCACGACATGGACGTCGGCTGGTTGAAGGAGGCGGAGACATGAGCAAGTGCGAGGGTTGCCAGAAATACGCAGACTGTTCCGCCGGGAGCGGCCTCACGTGGCCGTGCGGCGCGTATGTGCCCAGGGCACAGGCCCCGGAGGCCATCCACACCTACCCGGAAATGAATGAGACAGTCAAGGACCTCCTCCGACGGAGCCAGGAACCCATGAATTTGTATATTTTGGCCCGCATCGAGGAGTTGGAGAGGGAAAACGCCGATATGTTGGCGGCATGGAAGGGCGTCTGCGAGGCGTGCGGCTTCAACGACGGTTGTGAGTACAGCGACTGCGGCGGCCACAGGTGGAGGGCGCTGTGGAAGGGAAAGGAGGCGGAGAAATGAGCGGGCGCAGCTTCGGCCGGGGGCCCGCCGGCCATACATACAACAGGGCCCAGGCAAACAAGGGCAAGCCGTTCGAGGACTTCCTCCTTTTCGTCCACGACGCCTACCAGAAACAGGGGGACGCCGTCATCCATAAGGTGCCTACGGAATTTATCCCCCTGCGGGACGGGGCCGGGAAGATCGTCAACGTCAAGGTCGAGAGGAAAAGCTGCGTCGATTATTTGGGCAGGTACGGCCCGATACCCGTGGCCGTGGAGGCCAAGCACACCGAGGACGACCGCATCCGCTGGGACCGGGTGGAGGACCACCAGGCGGATTATTTGGACGATTTCTGCAAGGACCCGCAGGCCGTGGGCATCGTCCTGGTGAGCTTTAGCCTCCGGCAGTTTTTCGCCGTCCCGTGGCCGGCATGGAAAGCCGGGCTGGAGGAGTGGAAAGCGACCCCGCCCAGGTGCAGGCCCGTCCCCGTCCCCGTGCGGTATTGCGGCGATTTCTGGGACACCCCGCAGCGGGCCAGCGTCAAAGCTGGAGACCTCCCGCGGGAATGGGAGGTAAAGCCCGGAGGCCGGACGGGCCTCCCATATTTGGAGATCATCGGACGATGGAGGGACACCAATGGATAAGAGCGCCGACCGCATCGTAAAACGCTTTGATTATAACCGGCTGGTCAGACAGACCACCATGCCCATCATCACCATTTTCAACAGCCCAACGGACTACCCCGGCAAATATGTCGCCCGCGTGTTCGACGTGGGCAAGCCGACCAACCTGGCGGCCGTCGCCGGCACGTATGAGGATCTCCTGGAGGCCATCCCGACCGGGCAAATGGTCAGGCTGGAGCGGAACCCGAACGACGACCCCGTGATCGTGGAAACGTGGGTATAACCAAAACATGGAGGGACACAAATGTCACGCTTTGAGGATTTCGAGAAATTGGAGCGGCGCGTGATCCGGGAGGCATTGACCGGGGCGCAGTCGGAATTTTACGACCCCGGCCACACGCAGGAGGACCGAGACACCCTGGAGGCCCTGATCCGGGAGATTGAGGGCGACGGCCTCCCCTTCACCTTCGGGGAGGAGCCGGACCACCCCGTCCTGCACATCAACGGCCCCGCTCCCGTCGCGCCGCAGCGCATCGACGTCGCGTTCACGTATGGGGAGAAAAAGGCCCAGGAGCCGCCCAGGGACGCCCGGCAGGGCGGCCCGGAGCGGCCGGGAGTACACACGCACACCTGGCCGCCAAAGCGCCCCAGCAGGCCCGCAGGGGCCGCCACAGAGCCCAAAGGAGAAACCGGCTTCCTGCTTATCAGGTGCGCCCATTGCGGAGACGTTCACGCGTTCTGCGCCAGGCAGCCTATCACAACATACCGATGTAATGAGTGCGGCGGACGGACCCCGTTGACCGACATGTTCCCCCTCCGGGTTATGTGTGAGTGCGGCGGCAAGTACAGCTACCGCACGAACATCACAGAGAAGCAAATGGACGTCAACTGTTACAAATGCGGGTGCCCCGTGGCCGTGGAATGGTCGGAGCGCCGCGGAAGGTATGAGCCCATCGGCTGGGGCGAGGGGAAGAAAAGGAAGGGGCGCAGGAAATGACCTATGAAGTCAAAAAGGGCGGCCGGACGTACATGTCCACGCGGCACGAATCCTGCAGATACCCGCCGACGGTGGAGGCGACGGTCCAGGCGGCCGGGTATGACATCTTCGTCGACGGGAAGCGGCAGAAAAAAGCGCGGCCAACCAAAGCCGGATGGGGGGATCGGTAGCATGATCGAATTGCCGGAAAAGCAATACAGCGTAATCTACGCCGACCCGCCCTGGGCGTATCAGCAGGGCGGCCGCGGCGCCGCAAAAAACCATTACCACACAATGACCACGGCGGATATATGCAAAATGCCAGTAAGAAAAATTGCAGGGGGGGGGC